CTGTCCAAGACGGCGGGGAAAACCAAGGAAAAACTGGCGAAACAGAGAGAAAAAGCGGCAAAAGTCGCCAAAAAGAAGCAAAAAGGACAAAAAGGCCGCGAGATATTGGCCAAGTTCAAGGCCAAGGGCGAAGCCGCAAAGAAGTCGCTGGCCGAAAAAAAGAGACTCAAGGAAGAAAAGGAAAAGGAAGCGCAGAGAATCCGCGAGGAGCAGGAAACCCAGGCCCGCTTTGATGCGAAGCGCAAAGAACTGGACGCCGTTCAGAGGCTACCCGGCGAAACAGAGTTCGACTACCACATGCGCGCGAACAAAAAGGACTTCGACGAACTGCGAGACAAGATAGAGGCAGTCGATTCGCGGGTGAAAGACGCAAGAGACAAGATAGACTCCCTTCGCAGAGAGGAGAACGAACTAGGCAACCGCCGCCGCATTGCCAGCAACGCCCTTTCCGACGCCGACAAGAAGGCAGGAGGCAGCGGGCTGTTCTTCTACAAGCCAGACGGATCCATTAAGTCGGGGGCCGGAACGAAACTCAAGGCAGGAAGCAAGGAGTACGACGAACTTGAGTCCTCCATGAAATCCGAGTCTGCAAAGCAAGTGGAAATCGAGGAAGCAGAGGATTTGTTTGCCAGACTTCACCAGTCTCGGAACGATGACATTCACAGAATAATCGGCTCATTGAGGCTCGACAAGGGAATAGACGTCAAGAAAAGCACTCCAATTTCAATCAAAGACGCAGACTTGGATTTGCTTAACGCCCATCAGTCAGGCGCGAGCCAGAAAAAGCCGTTTTCAGAAGCCGACGGCGAGATTACTCGGGCCATGGATAGCGCGATGGCGTTTTACTCAAGGGTCACAGGGGGACGGTTTTCTGGGTTGTTGAGTTCGATCAAGGTGGTGAAGATACCGGCAAATAAAACCCAACACGCATCAAGGCCGGGTGGAATTCATAACGATTATGACTTGGACGATTTGTCAAAGGTGTCAGAGCAAATGTCTTACATCCGGCCTACTTGGCAAAACGGATCTCTCGTTGGCCACACCGCAGAGAGCATAGACAGGGCGCCTTTTATCGCGCTTCGTGGGTATCGTTCAGGCACCAAAGAGGCGTCCGAGGGAATTGAGCGGTCGAATCAAGTCGCTATTCACGAAATCGCGCACCCGCTCGGGCAGGCTAGAAAAGCCAACGAACTGCTGAACGGCCTGTGGAAAAAAAGGCACGAGGAACACGGCTCGCCGCAACTCAAGAGGTATTCATCAGAACAATCAAGAGATCACCAAAGGACATTTGACGACAAGTGGTTTGGGGACAGGTACTCTGGCGTCACATACCCTAGGGCAACTGCCGCAACCGGCCCAAGACAGCAGACCTACGTCAAAGACAACATCGGAAACTTCGGCGACACAGAACTTTTCACGATGGGAATGCAGCACATTTATTCCAGCCCGTTAGAATTCATGAGACACGACCCGGAGCATTTTTTCGCAACAGTCGGAATCATTAGCGGAAGGTTCGTTCGATGACGGCGTTCGCAAAATTCGTCAACAAAGAGTCGGGGCGGGATTTCGTGGCCTCCGTAGACCTTGACTCAATGCAATGGCGGGCTTCATCGCAGGCATATGCCGACGACGACCTCAAAATGCTCAACGAGTCTCTGAACGGAATCGCGCCGCTAGGAGCGGACATATACGCCTACGAGGCCAGGAACAGCATTTGGTCGCAGTACGCAGTACCCAACACCCCTTACGGCTGGCTCGAGGCGAACAGACTGCTCCGCTACTACCCAGAAGGCGAGATCGTCGTTCACTACGAGGACGATGGCGAACGCGACCTCGTCTACTAGGTTGCACGACACTAGCCATTCTGCTAGGCTACAAGCATAGACAAACCTCTGCGTCGGATGACGCAGGGAGCAGTGCAAGCGCTCTGATGATTCAGTGGCGCGGTGTGCCGCGAGGAAAGACAACCTCGCCAGCCATCGCGCAATTGCCATTGGCTGGCCCAACTAGGAGCCGAGTCGATGGCAAACATCAAGCGACTTCAGGATCGTGCCGCGGCGATTGTCGCCCGCATCAGCGAACTCACTGCCGCCGAGGAGCGCAGCGAGGAGCAGACCACCGAACTCGAGCGACTTGGCGGCGAAGCCGACAAGGTCAAGGGTGAGATCGAGTTCGAGAATCGCCTTTTCGAGAAGGAAAAGGAACTCCGCGCTGTCGTGGAGCGTTCGGCTCCCGCCCAGGCAGTCGAAGCCCCCAAGCCGGCCGAGGCGAAGGTGGAAATCCGCCCCGTCGGCCTGCCGCACCACACCACCCTTCGGGCGTTCAATGACGGCCCCCAGGCAGTCGAGCAGGCTTACCGGCTCGGTCGCTGGCTTCGCGGCCACGTTTTCCGCAACGCGGAGGACATCCGCTGGTGCCAGGATCACGGCGTCGAGTCCCGCGCTCTGAACGAGGGCAGCAACTCTGCCGGCGGCGCCCTGGTCCCCGAGGAGTTCGCTGATCGGGTGATTCGTCTCGTCGAAACCTACGGCACCTTCCCGCCGGCCGTCGAGAACATGGTGATGAATCGTGACACGATGATCATCCCCAAGCGGCTCACTGGCAGCAGCGCCTACTTCGTCGGCGAGGGTTCGGCAGTGAGCGAGTCGGAGCCGACCTACGGCAACGTCTCGATGGTTGCCAAGAAACTTGCCGTCTCCTGCCGGATGAGTTCGGAGGTCGTCGAGGACGCCCTGGTGAACATGGCAGACGCCGTCACGACCGAATTCGCTACCTCGCTGGCGCTGAAAATCGACCAGTGCGGCTGGCTCGGCGACGGCACCAGCACCTACGGCGGCCTGTGGGGCATCACCACGAAGATCAACAGCGGCTCGTACACTGCCTCTGTTGTGACGGCCGGTGCCGGCGGGACGTCGTTCGGCGCCCTGACGCTGTCAGACTTCCTGAACGTCATGGGCAAGGTTCCGCTCTACGCTCGGGCCGGCGCCGCTTGGTATGTCAGCCCAGCCGGTTTCTCGGCCTCGATGGCCCGCCTGAAGTATGCGTCCGGCGGCAACGCCGTGCAGCAGATCGGCGGCCCCGCTGGCGAGACGTTCCTGGGTTATCCGGTGAATCTGGTTCATGTCATGAACTCGACGCTCACCAGCGACCCGAACGCCATCAAGGTCGTTTTCGGGAACATGGCTCTGTCGTCCATCCTCGGACGCCGTCGGGAGTTCTCGGTGAAGTTGTTCGACCAAGTCTACGCGACTACGGACCAACTGCTTCTCCAGGGAACTATGCGGTTTGACATTAATCACCACTCCCTTGGCAGTTCGTCGGAGGTCGGCCCGGTGGTCGCCCTCAAGACTGCCGCCTCTTGATAACAGGAGCCAGTAGAAAATGATCCATTCGTCAAACACCAAGGTCGTCGCTTCGCTTGACGCCGGCACCACGGCCTCGAGCGGGACCGCAACCCTGACCATCGACCGGCTCGATTACGACCACGCGAGCATCGTGGTCGCCAGGGCGGCGAATGCCAGCACCACGTTTGCGAGCGTCCTGAAGGTCGCCGAGTCCGACGACAACTCGTCGTACTCCGACATCACGGCTTTCGTCGGCGGCGGTACTGGCGGCTTCACGATCCCGACAGTGACCAGCACCGGAAGCGTGTCTCTCGTCCGATTGGACGTCGACTGCCGCGCCCGGAAGCGTTATCTGAAGGTCAGCGTGACGCCGTCAACGGCGGTCAATGTTGCCATCGAGGCTCGTCTTAGCCGCGGTCACGTTTTCCCGGCCACCGCGGCCGATGCTGGCCTTATTGGTTCCGTCTCGGGCTGATCCAAGCGGGACGGCTACAGGACGGCCGACAAAGGCGCAAGGACGCGCGCCCGCTCCATACAAGGAGCGAACTATGTTGCTACGGGTCGGCGGGGTAGAGGCTGAAGTCAAGGTCGCGGCCGTGATGAGCGTTCCGCGCCTTGGCTTCACCGACAACCTTTTCTGTGTCGCGCAGGCACTCGCCCCTCACGGCATAGCGCCAATCAAAGTGACTGGCGCTTTCTGGGGGGTTTGCCTGCAGAAAGGATTCGAGAGCGTCATCGACGCTCACGACGTCATTCTGGTCATTGACTACGACACAATCTTCAACGCCAGAACCGTCGAGGCGCTTTTGGCGCTGATGATGCACTCCGGCGTAGACGCCATCGCCCCGCTGCAGATCAAGCGAGAGGCGAACGCCGTAATGTTTACGCAGCCGGGGGGAAACCCAAGCGAGTCTCACTCCGTAGACGACGATTGGTTCGCAAAGCCGGTTCAGCCAGTTTCCACTGCGCACTTCGGGCTGACGTTTCTAAGGACGGCAGCGCTCAAGAGAGTCAAGAAGCCCTGGTTCGTCGGAGTCCCAAGCGAATCTGGCGATTGGAATGGCGGCCATACCGACGAGGACATTCACTTCTGGAAATCATGGGAAGCCGCAGGCAATTCTCTCGGCATGGCAACGGGCGTGAGCGTAGGACACGCAGAACTGATGATCACTTGGCCAAGCAGGGAAGTGCCGGATTGCAAGATCCAGCAGCACACGACGGACTTTTGGGTGAACGGCAAGATGGCGCCGGACAAGGCGTGGGGGTTTGTAAAATGAAGGTGAGAGTCATCGCTGATTTCGACGCATACACACGCGGCGCCGTGTTCGATTGGGACGCCGGCTTCGCCGAACTGCTCATTCAGAGGGGTCTGATTGAGCGAGTCGAGGTTGCCGACGAGGCCGAGGAGTCCGACGTCGAGCAGGCTGCAGTCACCGACCGGCCCGCAAGAAAGAAAAAATGAGCGACTTTTATTACTGGCCTTCGAGCAGCGACTACGCATCCCCGCAGTCGCCATCCTCGATCACGACCATCGTCTACGGCCTTCCGCGCAATCCGAACGTCAGCCTGACGCCCTACAGAAGCCTCGTCAGGACCGTTCGGCCGGCGACCGAGCCGGTGTCGCTCGCGCAAGCCAAGTCCCACCTGCGCGTCGATACAGACGCAGACAACGAGTACATCCAGACGCTCATCCAGGCCGCCAGAGAGTACGTCGAGGATTTGCTTGATACCGCCCTCGTCGCAACGACTTGGGCCGCCAGTTACGACTGCTTTCCGCTCTGGGAAATCGTCCTCCCCAGGCCGCCGCTCATCTCTGTGCAGTCTGTCGTTTTCAGAAACGTCGCCGGAGAGTCCCAAACCCTGACCGAGCCGTATCAGATCGACGTCAGGGCCATCCCCGGCCGGATCTTTCCAGTTTTCAACACCGTCTGGCCGGCGGTCAGGGGCGACGAAAACTCCGTCGTTGTGACCTTCGCTTCGGGATACCAGGGCGACGTCCCAGGCATCATCAAACACGCAATTCTGCTGCTTGTGGGCAATTGGTATGCGATCCGCGAGCCGGTGGTCGTCGGGTCGACGGCGAACAGCATCCCCAACACGCTTGAAACCCTGCTCTCTGCGGCAGGAATTGGAGTCTACAGGTGACAGTTAACGCCACCATCGACATCGACGTCATCTACCACAACACCGATGGGCAGACGTTTACCGTCGGAGCGGCGACAGATCATCTCAGGTCGTCGCCGGCCGCGGCCTACACCCTCACTGGGACCGCCGGGACATCGTCGACGACGCTTACGGCCTCTGGCAGCCTGACAACTCTGGCGATCAAAAACACCGGAGCCAACGTGCTTCGGGTGGCAGGCGCGATTGATGTTTCAGCCGGCCGGCTGGCGGTTCTGCCGGTCACGGCAACAGTCTCCGTCTCGGCGCCCGCAGGACCGACCCAATACTCAGCGGTGTGGCTTGGATGATACAGGCAGGGATAATGCGAGAGCGAATCACCGTGGAAGCCCCCGCGGAGAGCCGCAGCGCGCTCGGCGAATCGACAATTC